GAGGAAGAGGACGATCAGGACGACGGCGCCGACGAGGATCGATTCGCGATCGCGATCTCTTCCGAGTACCCCGTCCGCGGCTGGTTTGGGACGGAGATCCTTGATCACTCGCCGGAGTCGGTCGATCTCTCGAGGGCAAAAAACGGGCTCTCGTTTCTGGACTCTCACATCTCGCGCGAGATCATCGGGATCGTGAACGACGTCACGCTCGACAAAAAAGATCGAAAGCTCCGCGGCGTGGTCCAGTTCTCGCGAAACCAGAAAGCTCAAGACGTGAAGCGCGACGTCCAGGACAAGATCCGGAAGTACATCTCCGTCGGCTATCAGGTCAATGAGTACGTGCTCGAGAAAATGTCGGAGGACGAAGGGGACACTTATCGAGCGACGTCCTGGGTCCCGATGGAAGCAAGTTCGGTCGCGGTCCCGGCTGATCCAACAGTCGGGCATAACCGAAACGCGGGGGAGCGCGGGTTCCCCGTCAAAGTGCGAAGTCTTAATCCTTCGGCCGAGGTCTCGGCCGAACAAACAACGGAGGCAAGAATGGCAACGGAAACGAGCAATGCTCAAGCAGTAGTCGATTCCCGCAAGGTCGCGTCCGAGGTCGTCAAACTCGGCAAGCGACACGGGATCGATCAGGAGCGCGTCGCGACGTGGATCTCCGAGGGGCGGTCGATCGATGCCGTTTCCGCTCTGATCCTCGAAGAAGTCGCATCCCGATCGGCGAAACCAAACACGACCGGAGCGGCCGCGGAACATCGCGACGAGATCCAACTCTCCGAGAAAGAACAACGCGAATATAACCTCGCGCGCGGGATCATGACGATCGTCGCGAACGAGGAGTCGGATGAAAGCGGCGGGAAGCGCGAGAACTCCCTGGAGCTCGAAGTCTCTCAGGCGATCGAGCGAGTGTACACAGGGAAGCGTCACGGCGGACTGTTCGTCCCCTGGAGCGTGAAGAACGTCAACGCGATCGCGGCGCGCGCGGGTCTCGATTCGAAAACGTCGACGGCGGGCGCCGAGCTCAAATTCACCGAACCGGGCGCGTTCATCGACTTCCTGTATAACCGTTTGCGCGTGAAGGAACTCGGCGCGCAAACGATCAGCGGACTTCGCGACAACGTCGCTTATCCGAAACAGACCGGGCGGGCGACCGGATCCTGGGTCGGAGAAAACCCAGGCGCCGACGTCACCGATTCGGCGCTCACGCTCGGACAGGTCCCGAGCTCGCCGAAGACTTATCAGTCCTCGACGAGCTACTCTCGCCAGTTACTCGCCCAGGCTGTGATCGATGTCGACACGCTCGTCCGACAGGACCTCGCGCGCGACATGGCTCTCGCGATCGACCTCGCGGCGATCGCTGGAGCGACCAGCGGAAACAATCCAGTCGGGATCCTCCACACGACGGGCGTCCAGTCATTCGTGCTCGAAGGCGACGCCGGCAACGGCGCCCAACCGGATTACGAGGATGTCGTTCACATGATCGAGGAGCTCGAAGATGTGAACGCCGATCAGCTCGGCGATCCGGGATGGCTCACGACTCCGGGAATCAAGTCGCTTTTGAAACTCACCGCGCGACTCGCGAACACGATCGCTCTTCCGGTGTGGGCGGATAACGACACGGTCTCGGGATACATGGCGCGCTCCTCGAATCAGGTCCCGAGCACGGCCGTCCGCGGAGACACGTCGAACAATCACGCTTTGATCCTCGGCGTCTTCGCGACGATGGTGATCGGGATGTGGGGGAGCGGATACGAGCTCGTCGTCGATCCGTATCGCCTCAAGAAACAGGGCATGATCGAATTGACCACGTTCATGCTCACCGACGTCGCCTTGAAGTATCCCCAGGCGTTCGTCGTCGCACAGTGTCAGAAGTAAGTAAGTCACTGAGGGGTCGAACTCAGTAAGTCGGACGAAAAGGTTCACCGGCGGCCGCGCGTTTTTCTCACTTTCGCGCGCGGCCGCGGGGATCCTGAAAACTCAATCTCGGAGGTTCTAGTGTGGCAGCAAAAACGAAACGCGCACGGATCAAACTCTTGAAGCATGTCATCGTCGAGGGTAAGCACGTGGACAAGGGCTCGAAACTGGAGATGGATCGCCACAAGGCGACCGAGCTCGTCGCCGCGGGGCAAGCCGAGTTCGTCGACGAAGACGCCGACGACGATCGCGAACTCGAAGAGAGCGAGCAACTTGGCGTCCGAATCGAGGCGCCGACACATGGCGATCCTGGGATTCGACACTTGGATCCGGGACCGCACGAGGTCTCAAAACGTGAGGAGGCAGACGAGATCGCCGCTCCCCACAAGGCAAAGGTCAAAAAACGAGCATGACGATCGCTTTTCGAGATGGTGATGTCTCGGCGCTATTCGCCGACACGGGGGTCCCTGTGACGATCGATGGGACCCTCGGGGTCGGGCTCGTCGACGAAAACGATCAGATCATCGTCTCCAATGCCGGCCGCGGGGAAGTCGTCGGGGGAGTGCACACGGTCACAGTTCAAACTTCGAAGTTCCCAGCGATTACGAACGGGATGTCGATCGTCGTCGATGGGGTCACTTACTCGGTCCGGCAAAAGCTCAAAGAGGGCGACGCCGCACTTACAAAAATTCTTCTCGGGAGCGCATAGTCATGTCGAAAAAAACAACCGTAGTTTCGCTCGAACTCCCCGACTTCGGGGAAAACCTCGTGGAAGCGAAAAACCTACAGAAGCTCGACGACGCGATCGCCGCGCTTCAGGGTACAGCGCAAGGAACTTTTCTCGTAACAACACCGGCGGCGGATCAAACCGTCGTGCACAAGATCATCTCGGTCGAAGGATTCGAAGGACCGCTCGCTGGAGCTGTGACAGGCAATGTCACCGGCAACGTCACAGGGAACCTCACCGGAGCTGTGACAGGCAACGTCACCGGCAATGTCACGGGGAACCTCACCGGAGCTGTGACAGGCAATGTCACCGGCAACGTCACGGGGAACCTCACCGGAGCTGTGACGGGCAACGTCACCGGCAATGTGAAGGGGATCATCCAGGAACCAGTCGCGAGCGATGTCGTCGCGAGTGGCGCGATCACGGCGAAGCAAGGGCTCGTCGGACTGGGATCAAGCGGAGCTCTCGCGGTTTCACTCGCCGATCCGACGAGCGTGACCGACGACGGGAAAATCCTCCGGCTCATGGCGACCACGGCTCAACCTCACGTGATCACGGTCACGGGCGGGATCGGCGGCGGATCGAATGACACGGCAACTCTCGGTGGCTCGATCGGGGACATGCTGATCCTCGAAGCGAAGGGCGGAAAGTGGTTCCTCCTCCCCTCGATCAATGCGACGCTGTCGAACTCAAAGTAACCGGACGTTGATACCGCGGGGTCGCGAGGCGTCGCGGGAACTGTCGGGGATCGATCATGTCGATCCCCGCTCTCCAAAGTAAAGGCGGATGAATGGCAACGGCAAGCATTCGGGAACAGATCCTCGCGGCGATCGTCACGAACCTCGCGGCGTCCGGAGCTCCAGCGGGGCTCACTGTTCACCGCATGCGCGCGCGGCCGATCGAGGACGATCAGCTCCCGGCGATTCTCGTTTATTCCGAGGACGACGAACCGAAACCTCTCGGGGGGCAAGTTTTTCAAGCTCCCCTCGTCGAACGGCAACTCGTGATCTATCTCGAGTACCGCGCGGCCGGCTCGCTCACGGTCTCCCCCGACGCGGCGCTCGATCCGCTGATCGTCTGGGGGACTCAAACGATGGTCGCGAACGAAAAGATCGTGTCGACGACGTATCCGGACGGGCTCGCGATGGGCGTCGTCGAATTGAAAACCGCGTGGATGACAAAGGAAGGCGACAAGATCCTCGCGGCCGCATCAACGCAATGGCTTGTGAAGTACCGGACGAGTCGATCCGATCCGACTTCGAGAACCTAGGAGGGCTCAAATGCCTGGAATCAAGTATCCGCTCGCTCACGTCCCGATGCTCGGCAAAGGATCGATTTTGTTCGATCGCTTCGACACTTCGGGAAACCTAACGGGTTATATGCCGTTTGGCAACGCAACCAAACTCGAGCTCGCGCACAAAGACGAGCGCGCGACCCTGTTCCAATCGCTCAATAAGTCCGCGTCGCTGATCGCGACCGGGCTCAAAAAGCGAACCGTCTCGGTCTCGATCGTCGGGACCGACTTCCGCTCCGACATGATGGCCGTCGCCATGATGTCCGGCGGGAAGACGACGCTCGCGACTGCGGTCGCGGTCGTCACCGCGGAAGTGCTCGCGCCGGCCGGCGTCTCGAAAGCGGGGAAGTATTACGCGCTTTTGAATCGGAACGTCGACAACGTCACGACTCCGCCCGTCCTCACGAACAACGCGGTCACGCTCGTCGCGGGGACCGACTACATCGTCGTCGATCCGATCGAGGGACTGATCTACTTCCCGACGACGACGACCGCGGACTCGGCGCACTCGGTCACGGCGACGTATCACACGCTCCTCGGATCCCAGGATCAGGTCGCCGGCGCGACCGAACCCCAGGTCGAGGGGAGACTCCGCTTCGTCCCGGATCCGACCGATGGGCAGAAGATCGGGCTCGAGGCGTGGAAAGTGAACCTCTACCCGAGCGGACAGGTCGGTCTAATCGCGGACGATTACGGGAACTGGACGCTCGACGGCGAGGTCCTCGACGACACCGCGAACCATCCGCTCTCGCCGTACTATCTACAGACGTTCTATTGATCTTTGCAAAAGGGGGGCGAGCGCGCGAACTTGCTCGCCCTCGACCGATGGGGGCGAGTGCGATTTACTCGTCCTCGTCCCCCGGAGGTTCACTTGTGAAGATCTCGATCAAACTCGCTCACGAGGTCCAGAATCGGCTCCAGCGCGTCGTCGGGTTCATCGAAGCGGGCAAGATCGACAAGGCCAAAGAGGAAGCTCTTCGACTCGGCGAATTAGTCAAAGGGCAAACGATTGTTATCGTCGACAACTGCGAGGAGTGCGGATTCATGCGCGCGATACTCGAACCAAAACGAGGAAAAGATGAAACTCGACGGACGTGAGTTCAGTGGAATCGATCACAGCATTACGGCCGCTCAAAACGATTATGTGATCGGCCATCTCCGCGCGGCCGGCGCCCTCGAAGTCCTCGCCGGACTCGACCTCAAACAAACGGAAGGATCCGCGCTCGACAGAGCTCGAGAAGATCTCGTCACGCGCATTTTTCTGTCCGGACGTAAGTCGTTCATCCTGGCGGGACTGCTCGTCGAAACCGGGAAGACTTGGACGCGGGTCGAAGCCGATCGCAACGCGGGGAGGTTCGATCAGACGACGGATGCGGACGATCAGGAACTCATGACCTCGGCCGTCGTGAGGGCGGTGATCGATTTTTTTCGATTCGCGGGGACATCCTCGAAGAGTTTCCCGAGATCTTCGAGCCCGAACGCAGAGGTCCCCGCTACAGGGAGCGCGGCGCCCGAGAGCTCGGCGAGTTCGCCCAGATAATCCGCGAGCTTGCGGGATACGATCCAGCGCACTTCGACGCGGTCATGGAGTGGGCTCTCCGCGATCTCTTCGTCGCGTACGTTGAACGGCTGAAGGATGCGGCGCGGGAAGTGTACGAGCGGGATCTTCTCGTGTGGGCAATCTTCGCGGCCGGCGGAGCGAAGACGAAAGCTCCAGCTCTTCCGGACATTCTACGGGGTCCGAAAATTGTTTTAGGTGGGTGAGAAATGGCAGACGCGGCGCCTGAAATTAAAGTGAAACTAACGGCCGAGGACACCGGTGTCGCGGCGGCGATCCGCGAGCTCGGGACTCAGCTCCAAGGGCTCAAAGCTAATCAAGACGCGGTCGCCGGCTCCGCCGACAGGATGGGGAACGCCGAGGCGGGCGCCGGCCGATCGATGCGCGAGGCGCGCGAAGCGGCGCGACTGCTTTCCGAAGAGACCGGCGTCCGACTCGGCCGCTCGCTCGGCGGAGTCATCGCGAGATCGGAGACACTCGGTCCGCTCCTAAACATGGCGTTCCCCGTCGCCGCGGCGATCGGGTTCGGCGAGGTCATCGCGCACGGGACCGAGAAGCTCACGTCCCTGATCGCGAACACGTTCATCTACACGGCGGCGATGCAAGCGGAATACTCCGCGCAGATCGCGGCGAACCGAGAGATCGAAGCGTCGGCCGAGAAAATCAAACAGCTCAAGCTCGCGTACGACCTGATCGGGCTCAAGGGCTCCGCGCTCGGCGAGGCGAAACTCACTCAACTAAAAAAAGAGACCGACGACGCAATCAAGGAACTCGATCGCCTGAAAGCGAAACAGATCGAGGTCGAACAACCTGGACTCGCTTCTCGAGTCGTCGGCGGGGTTCTCTCGGCGGTCGGAATAAATACGGGGCTCGGGATCCCGGATCCGCAACCGGCGATCGACGCGAAGGCGCGCGAGGTCGGGCTCGCGCAAGAGAAGACACGCGTCCTCAATCAAGAACAGCTCAATCAAGAGAAAGAGCTCGCGAACGAAAAGGCCGAGGAAGCGAAGGCCGCGGCGGACAAGGCGAAGGCGCTCCAGGATCAGATCAACAAAGCGAGACTCTCGCAGATCGAGGCCGGGTTCGCGAACGAGCTCAGTCTCTACAAGGCGGAACACTCGCAAGAGGATCAGGAGAACGAGGCGTCGTATCAAAAGGGACTCGAGTCCCTGGCCGGCTATTACACCCGCAAAAAGCAGCTCGCGGCCGAGGAAGCCCAAAAAGAGATCGACGCGCTCGTCGCCGAACGCGCGAGAGTTCTCGCCGCTCCAACGAAGGACAAGGCTCAGGAGATCGAGAATCAGACGAAGGCCGCGGCGCTCCAGAATCAGATCGACATCGCGAGGATCAACGCCTCGAAGACGCAAACTCAGCTCACGAACGAGCAAGGGCAAAAACAGGAAGAGCTCGATCGCAAGGTCCTCGAGTTCCAATCGCAGATCGCGAAGGGACAGGGCGCCCGATTCGACGAGGCATCCGAGAAGATCGAAGCCGAAGCTCTCACAATGGCGAAGACGCTTCGAGAGGCCGGGATCTCCCCCGAACAAGTCGACGCGATGGTCGCGAAGTTCAAAGCGGCGGCGACTCAGCAAGCTCAGTTCGCGAGCATGAAAACTAGCGGGAAGGGCGCGATCGCGGATCTCTCTTCGGAGGAAGAGGACATCAAGCTCAAAAACACGGCGATCGTCGCCGAGGAGAAAATCAGGGAGCTCGAACTTTCGCGGATCCCTGTTCTCCAGCAGCTCGCCGCGAACATGCGGGACGCGGCCGTAACTCCCGATCAAATCAAAGCGGCGGACGACTATTCGAAGGAAGTCGACAAGCTCGCGATCTCCGCGCAAAAAAACGCGGTAAGTTGGCATAACTTCGAGAACGAGGCCGGGACCGCACTCAAGGGTGACTTGACGAGCTTCCTCAGCTCGACGATCGATCACGTTCACGGCGTCGGCGATGCGTTTCGACAACTCGCGAGTTCGGCGGTCGCCTCAATCCAGCGGATCATCGCGCAAATGCTCGTCCAGATCATCACGCAAAAACTCGTCCAGAAGATAACTGGCGACGACGCCGGCGCAAGCGGCGTTGCGACTGCAGCCGCAAAAGGCACGGCGCAAGCGGCGCCTCTGATGGCGGCGGCGACGGCGATGTCGGCGTCGGGCGTCGTGATCGGGACGAGTGCGGCGGCTCTCGGTGTGAGCGCGGTGGCTCTCCAAGTCGCGGCCGACACTTTGATGATCGCGAACTCGACGGGCGGGGGTGGCGTCGGTGTCGCCGGCGGTGGGCTGATCCGAGGTCCCGGATCGGCGACGTCCGATTCGATCCCTGCGCGACTCTCCGATGGAGAGTTCGTCGTACGGTCCGCGGCCGTGCGAGCTTTCGGAGTTCAGAACCTCGCGGCGATCAATCGCGGACTACACGTCCCGGCGATCACTGGACTCTCGACGCCGCGCTTCGCCGAGGGCGGACTCGTTCAATCAGGCGGCGACGGAGGCGGATCGATGGATCTTCGCCTAGGCATCGGACTCGATGAAGGTCTGATTTTGAAACATCTGGCGAGCAAGCGGGCCGGACGGGTCATCCTTCGACACTTGTCGGACAACCCGAAAGCAGCGACCAGAGCACTACAGCGCGGACAATGACGACAAACGAGATCAGCGAACACGCGCGAACTCAGCTCCCGATCCTCCGCGGGATGCGCGAGCACCATTTGAGGGTTTGTCGTTTCTGCGAGCGTCGCGAGGACTGTGACGTGATACGCGGATACGACAACTCGATCGGATGGTTTGAACACCGGGTCGATCGGATGGAAGGGGAACTCTAAATGTCTTGTCAAACCGGAACGGCGACCGATTACTCGAACTTACTCGACTTACTCGACGCGTTTCTTACTTCCCAGGGGATGACCCTCGACCCATCGTTCGCCGGCGTCGGAAACGGAACGATCAGCGGACTGATCGGCGGATCCGCGAGCGTCGTCGAGACGTTTATGATCGCGTTCACCGACGCGACTCACTTCTCGGTCACTGGATCGGTCTCCGGCGCCCTTGCGAGCGGGACCGTGGGGACCGCGTACGTGTCGACGAAAATCAACTTCACGATCGCCGCGGGCTCGGTCGCTTTCGTCGCGGCCGATGCGTTCACCGTCGCGACGACTCCCCCCTGGACCTCCGAGCGGCGGACGGCCGGGACCGAGATGATCTGGCAAGCTCCAGGGAACGGAAACCTCGATCAGATCCTCGTCGGCGCGAAGATCTTCTCGAGCGTCGGCGGCGATTACTACAACTGGCGACTTGGCGGGTTCACGGGGTTCGATGCCTCGCTCGATTTTTTCCATTAACCGGGATACATCGGCGGTCCAGGGCAGGCGACGCCGTCTCCCGTGCTCAACCTTTGGAACTCCACGATCCCCTATTGGTTCATCGCGAACGGCCGGCGCGTGATCGTCGTCGCAAAGGTCTCGACGGTCTACGTCTCGGCTTACCTCGGATTCCTGTCGACGTACATGAGTCCCGGCGCGTTTCCGTATCCGCTCGTCGTCGGCGGATCAATGGCATGGACGGCCGAACCCGCGGCTGGCGATGTTCACTGGCGATGGTCGTACGCCGGCAATGAGCTTCGGAACTTCCCGAGTCCGTACCCGACCGTGCTCGGATCGGATAGTCCGTCGACACTCCGTCTTCGACTTCCGACTGGGGTGTGGAGAGGATTCTCCGGCTCGACCTCCGATCCGACTTATGGGCGGCTGTGGCCGTACGGTGACGCGAACTCCGGCGGGATGGCGGACTGGAGACCGAACCTCGACGGCGGGTACACGGTTTTCCCGATCGTGCTCTTCGACGAGATCCCGAACGTGTACGGCGAGCTCGACGGCGCCGTCGCGACGACGGGGTTCGCTCAGTCGAGCGAGAACACGATCACGATCGGGCTCAGAAAGTACCTCGTCGTCCAAAACGTCAACCGGACGACAAAGATCGATTACTTCGCGGTGAAGCTCTAGGGGGGCGGACAATGGCGTTTCTTCAAGGCACGGCGACCGATGGGACCGATCTGCTCAAGCAACTCGTCGCTTGGCTCGTCACGATCGGATGGAACACGGATCTCTCCGAGGTCGACGGGTTCGGATGGCGCGCGCATGTCGACAAGGGCGGAGTCTTCGTCCATCTAAAATCGCACTTCCCCGGAGATTCGTCCTGGGTGAATCAGCAAACCGCGACCGGGTACGCGCTCCAGCTCTACCTCTCGACGGCGTTCGATCACACGCAATTTTGGAACTCGCAACCGGGAAACCCGCCCTATGCGAGCGGATCCTCGACGCAAGTCGTCGGAGTCGGCGCGCATCTCTCGGCCGGACCGTTCGCGAACTTTTATTTTTTCTCCGACACGTCCGCGAATCACATCGTCGTCGTCGTCGAGGTTACTCCGGGGCTCTTCGTCCATTGCGGATGGGGGCCGTCGCTCGTCAAAAACGGGACCTGGACCGGCGGGACCTACTTTTTCGCAAGCACGGGCGGCGGGTACGCGTCGAAACCGGATGCACTCGCAAACACTCCGGGACTTACATCGAGCTCGCGATGTCCGGGGGCGCACGAGGATTACTTCAAGCAAGCGGCTGGGTTCGTCTTGTGTAACTCAGACTCGTTTACCGGGAAGTGGATCGGGATCACCGATTCGACGACGCCGAGCGACGGATACACCGGGCGCAACGGCGCCTCGATGGTCTTCGCCGACATCGGGTCGACCGCGGGGATCACCGCATCGATCCCCAGGTACTCGAGCGCGGACCG